GGGTAAGGCGAGCGGTTCCCTCGGGGACACGATCGTCTTCGCTTCGGGGTTCGTCGGCACGCCCGGCACGAACCTTGACGGGGTGGCGGCGATCGCGATGAAAAAGGTCGGGGTCGTGCCGAGCGACGCTACGGCGATGAGCGGCTACAACTCGACCCTGATCACCGACACCACGGCCCGGGAGATCGTCGCGGCGTCGGCGTCCAAATCCCACTACATCCAACGGATGAAGGTGACCAACTGGACCCCGGCCGAGACCGCCGAGATCCTCATCCAGGACGGTGCCGGGACCCCGGTCAACTACGCCGGGGTGATCACCTGTACGGCGGCGAGCAACGCGGCGGGCGTTGAGCTCGTCTTCGAGCCACCCCTCCAGGTGGCCGTGGGCGAGCCGATCAACGGCGTCGCCGTCGCCGCGGCCGGGGACACCCTGGTCGAGGTTTCCGGCTTTACCGGGACCCCGTAGCGATGCGGTGGTACCGGGTGAAACCTGGTTTTACGTACGAGACCCCCGACGGGAAGGTACACCCGTCGGGGGCGCTCGTGCACTTGGCCGAGGACCCTCAGGACGAGGCCCTCGTCCCTTGGCAACCGTTGCATCGGATGATGCCGAACCCGCGTTTACGGAGGGGTTCTCGTGGACCTGACGACGGCGACCCGGCATAAGACCTTTGCGGACATCGCGGGCTCGGGTGAGGATACCCTGCTCGGGTACCTGATCACGGCGATCTCGGCCCAGGTGGAGGACTACCTGGACCGTTACGCCGAGAGCACGTCGCGAACGGTCTACCTCGACGTCGACGAGGGACAACGCTTCTTCGTGCTCCGGGGCTACCCGGTGTCGTCGGTGACCTCGGTCTACAACGACTCGGAGTGGGGCTTCGGGGCGTCGACCCTCGTGGCGAGCACCGAGTACACGGTGCTCGGGCCCGACGGTTTCCTTCGGTTTCCTTACTACGAGCTCGTGGCGGGGCCGGGGGCGCTCAAGGTGACCTACGTCGGGGGCATGGCGGCGAACACGGCGGCGTTCTACGCGGCGTTTCCGGCGGTCGAGCTGGCCGTCTGGGCGCAGGTCAGCTACCTGTTTGACAAGCGGAAGTTTCTCGCCGACACGTCGGCCTCGGTAGCGGGCTCGTCGGTGGGATTCCAGGTGCCGGAGCTGCTCCCCGAGGTGGTGGGGATGCTCAAACCCTATCGGAGGTCGACGATCCTATGACGAGCCGCGTGGACGACGCTCAGTTTCAACGGGCCCTCAAGGAGAAGCCGGAGAAGCTCTTCGCGGAGTGGCGTCGAGAGTTCGGGGGCTTGCTCGCGGACTTCGACGCTCGGATGCAGGTCAAGCGGCTCCGGGGTCGACCGGGGGTCTATACGCGGTCGGGACGGCTCCGGGGCAGCTTCCACCACGCGGTTCGTGGGGCCTCGCTGAACCAGCTCGTGGGGCTCTACTTCACGAACCTGGTCTACGCCCCGGTGCAGGAGCGGGGGGCGACGATCTCAGCCCGTCGAGCCAGGTACCTGACGATCCCGTTGGACGCGGCGAAGACCCCGGCCGGGGTCGCCCGGGGACCGGCGCGGAGCTTCCCGAACACGTTCTTCCTGCGGTCCTCGCGGGGGAACCTCCTCCTCATGCAACGGCGTCCGGGGCAGAAGGCGGTGCCGTTGTTCCTGCTCAAGCGGTCGGTGAAGGTGCCTCCCCGGCTGGGGCTAGAGGCCGAGTGGCGAGCGTTTCGTCCCCACGTGGTCGAGAAGCTCCGACAGGCGACCCGGAGGGCCTTGGTATGATCTGTAAGGACGTGTAAATGGTTGAAAGTCTTACAACGCAGGCTTGGCCCGGGCAGCACGTGCAGCGGTTCTTCTACGTGGTCTTCGTCCACGACGACGGGCGCAAGGGTGGGGCCCCGAAGGGGGCGACCGGCGGGGTCTGGCGGCAGGTGACCTCGGGGTTTTACCCTAGGGTTCCGCTCCACCTCTACGACATAATGGGCGAGGTCGCGGACCGGTACGGGACGCAGGCGAAGCTGGTCAGGACGGACTACGACGCGGGCACGGTGGAGACGATCCGGGTCTTCGGGGCGGCTCCTGGCAAGGCGAGGTAAGACCATGGCGGCGACGGTGCAGATCAACGAGTACAACACGATCTCCGAGACGAAGACCGCGAACATCTCGACCGGTCACTTCCGAGGGGAGACAGATAGCCCGAACCTCGCGGACCCGGTGGACGATCCGATCGCGGCCGGGGCGAACAGCTACGAGAAATGGTGGAAGGCCGAGGTAACGGCGATGGGCGGAAGCTCGAAGCTCGATACCTGGAGGATCTACCTCTCGGCCGGTTCGGTGCCGGGGAGCACGAGCCTCCTGACCTCGGCGGACTCCAGCACCCCGTCGAACCCGGCCTACGCGACCCCGACGACCTCGGCGTCGTCCGTGGCGATCTACGCCATGCCGACGTCCGATCCCGGGGTGGCGACGATCACCGGCACCTTGACGGCGACCGGGGAGACGAGCTACGTCGTGCAGCAGGTGCAGGCCGGGGGCGGGGAGACGGCGAGCAACCAGAGCGGGCAGCTCACGTTCGTCTGGCGGGAGATCGTCTGATGGATGTGCCTCGAACGTTGGCCGAGCCCGGGACCCGCCCCTATTATTTCACGTTCTCCGCGATCCTCGGCTCGGGGGTGAGGATCCCGCAGTACGACGATCGGGGGCGGGTATGGCAGCTCTCGAGGACCCCGGACGCGGCGTTCGAGGACGTGGTCGGGGTGGAGGTCTTCGTCCATCCGGCGTTTGCGGTGGGGGCCCCGTCGGCACGGGTCAACCTGCCGGGTCGGTTCGAGGTGGCCTACGTCGGGGCGCGCTCGCTCCCGATCGGGGGCGGAGAGGCGGTCGACTACTGGAAGCAACGGATCGAGGTCACCTGGCCCGGGGGCTGGCTCCTGGCCGGGACGCCCGACGACTTCGCCTCGGCCGGGGCGGAGCCGGCGCCGGGCTGGCGGTTCGACGTGGTGGTGTCCTGTGAAACGGTTAGCGCGCTGGGTGGGGAGGACCCCCCGAGCGGTTCTCAGCCGAGGGAGGATTAGACGGATGGCGGTAACGACGTTCGCGTACCTGGGGGGTCTTCAACGGCTGTTGAACGGCTCCTACGATTGGGACTCGACGGTCTTCAAGATGATGCTCGTGGACGAGAACTACGTCCCGAGCGTAACGCATACGTTCGTGAGCGACGGACCGGGGGCCCACGAGGTCGTGGTCGACGGCTACGTCGGCGGCTTCGGAGGTGCTGGCCGGAAGGTGCTTACGGGACGGACGGTAACCCGGTCCAACGGAACCAAGGAGATCGTGCTCGACGCGGACGACGTAGACTTCGGGAACCTCGGGGGTGGGGCCACGGAGGAGAACGTCGCGGCGGGGATCATCATCAAGGAAGGGACGAGCGACGCTAACTCGGTCCTGCTGTTCCACGTGCAGTTCGCGGACCGGATGACGGACGGGACCAACTTCACCGTGATCTTCGACGCCGACGGGGTCTGGCGGTTGCGGACGGACGAGCAGGAGCTGACGATCTCATGAGCGCGGACCTCGGCCGTGGGGTAGGAATCGGGAAGCGGGCCCGGGTATATATCCCTGGGCCCGCCGAGTTAGGTCGTGGGGTTGGACGAGGCCGAGCGGCGGCGTCGACGTTCCGGGCGGAGCTCGGTCGCGGCGTGGAGATCGGGCGTGTCGCGTTCGCTGAACGGTGGTACGTCGTCTTCGAGGACGCGACCGGCGAGCTCCTGAGCGTCGGCACGGTGCTCGGGGACGTGCCGAGCGGCTACACCGCGGAGGAGATCAACGGCCCGCCGGGGGATGACGAGGTCTGGGACAAGGTGACGACGAGCTTCATCCCCCGGGACGGGGCGGAGCTGGTCGACCTGATCGATACGATCATGGGCGACGCTGACCTACCGGAGACCCTCGACGTGCCGGAGCGGGTCGGCGTGCGGGACGTGCTCGAGGAGCACGTCGACGATGCATGGAGGTATGGCTGATGCCGGACCTGCCGATCTTCGAACCGGGGGACATGGAGGTCATGGGAGTCAGCGGTTCGACCTCCTACGGCGCGGCGTTGGCCCGAGGGACGGCGGCTAACTCCAAGGGGGGGTGGTCGTCGCTCTTCACGGCGGCGAACGCGATCCGGCACGTCTCGTTGACGTTCTCGAAGTACGTGATCTCTGGCACGACGAGCCCGATCCGGTTCCTCGTGGACCTCGGGATCAGTAACACGGCCTACGTATCGGACATCCTGGTGCAGATGAACCCCCGATCCCACGCTCGCACGATCGAGCTTCCGATCACGGTCCCAAACGGGTCGACGCTCCAGGCACGCATGCAGGCGGGGACCCACGGCTTCACCGGGCCGAGCCTCTACGTGAGCGGCCATGCCTACTCGCAGGGGTTTGCCTGCCTGCCCGCGTACCAGGACGTCCACACCTACGGGGTCACGACGGGCACGACCTCGGGGACGCAGATCGATCCCGGAGGAACGGCGGACACCAAGGGAAGCTGGACCCAGATCACGGGCTCGACGTCGGCGCGGCATACCCTGCTGATCCTGTGCGTGCAGGCGGACAACGGGGCGATGACGGACGCCGACTGGCGGATCGACCTCGGGGTCGGGGGCAGCGGCTCGGAGACGACGATCTGGTCGGACCGCGTGGTTCGGGCGACGGCGGGCGGGGACGACATCGCACCGAACTACATCCCGATCCCGATGGTCGTGCCGATCAGCACGCGATTGGCGGTGCGGGCGCAGTGCTCGATCACGGACGCGACGGACCGGCTGTTCGACTGTGCGATCCTAGGGTTGGGATAAGAGGTCAAGATGGAGGCGTCTAATGAGGTGGTGGTAAACTCCCTGGACGGGGTAACCCTTGAGATAAAGGTCCGGATTTCTCACTGGTTTTTTCTACGGACCCGGGTAGCGATCCTCTTGGTCCAGGGGACGTTTTGGTTCATTTCAAGGATACTTCGCTGTGAGTTTACCTTTGATCTTGAGGACTCGTCATGAGCCTGGTGCAGGAGAGCGAGAACACCCTCACGGCGGACGGGACCGAGCAGACCGTCTACGAGAACACGGCCGACTTCGCGGTCTTCCAGGTGACGATCTCCCTCGCCAACATGGCGGTCGGGGACAAAACGCAGATCCGGGTCTACAAGAAGGTCCTCACGACCGGTAGCTACGAGGAGATGTACCTGGCGACCTACGTTCATGCTCAGGGCTCGAGCGCCGTGATCCGGGTGCCTGCGGACGAGGCCCAGAACGACTGGAAGGTCACCCTCAAGCAGACGGCGGGGACGAACCGGACCTACGCCTGGCATGCCACGACGTACCAAAAGAACGTCTAGGAGGTGAGCCGTGTGGGCGTCCTGGTCGGTTCCCCGGTACCTCGAACCTCCGTTCTCGACCGAGACGAAGGCGCTCGCGGCCGGGTGGGCGACCGCCCTCACGGGGACCGACGCTACCCTAGCTGGCTGGGCGACCGCCCTCACGGGGACCGACGCTACCCTAGCCGGCTGGGCGACCGCCCTCACGGGGACCGACGCTACCCTGGCCGGCTGGGCGACCGCCCTCACGGGGACCGACGCTACCCTGGCCGGCTGGGCGACCGCCCTCACGGGGACCGACGTTACCCTGGCCGGCTGGGCGACCGCCCTCACGGGGACCGACGTTACCCTGGCCGGCTGGGCGACCGCCCTCACGGGGACCGACGTCACCCTGGCCGGGTGGGCGACCGCCCTCACGAGGACCGACGTTACCCTGGCCGGCTGGGCGACCGCCCTCACGAGGACCGACGCTATCCTGGCCGGCTGGGCGACCGCCCTCACGGGGACCGACGTCACCCTGGCCGGGTGGGCGACCGCCCTCACGTCGTCGCTTTTTAAGGCATCAGGGTGGGCGCTGGCGGCTCAGGACGTTACACTTGTAGACGCGGCCTGGGCGATCTATCGAACGGTGACCGCGGCGTTCTCCGCGGGATGGGTGGTCTCGATCGTGGGTAACTCGGTCAAGGAAAACATCCTTCAGAACATCGACACGACCCTTCAGGGGATCACGACGGGGGCGGGCTACGACACGGACGTGGCGTTCGTCTCACGGCGCCCGATCTCGATCCCGAGCGTCCGAGAGAGACCGGCGGTGATCTTCGGCCAAACGTCTCAAACTAAGACGCAGGTTCCGGTGACCGCCTACACGACCCAGCTCGTCGTACCGTTGATCCTCGTCATGGACGACGACAAGGACGGAGGCGACGCCGACATCACGACCTTCGTCAAAGACGTCGAGAACGCGCTCCAGGTGGACCACACCCGGGGCGGCTACGCGGTGGATACGGTCGACGAGGGCGAGACGGACTACACGTCCGAGGAGATCGGCTCGCTCCTGGTGACGGTGAAGAACTATAGGATCCACTATCGGCACCAGGTGCTCGACGCGGAGACGAAGCTATGACGGTCTCGGCCCACGAGTTCCCTCACGAGGAGGAACGGGTCTGGGACGTGCTCATGACGGACGACCCCTGGGCGCCGAGGCAACGACGGCTCCGTCAACCGGATCGGCTTCGTCGGTGGCGGTTGACGTGGAACGTGCTCTCGGCGACGGAGAAAGGGCAGCTCGTCACGGAGTTTCGAACGGCGCTCGGGTCGGCGGGGACGTTCTCCATGACGCCCGCGGACGTCGGAGCGGCGGTCACGGTTCGGTTCGTCGCGGACACCCTTCGTTGGGACCTCGTGGAGCCCGGTCGCTACCAGGCGCAGACCGAGGTGGAGGAGGTGCTGCACGGCATAACGACCTGAGGGAGGAGAACCTATGGGTCTGATGAGACGGCGCCAGGTGGCGCGTAAGGTGGAGTCGACGGAGGGGACCGCGGTCGCGTTGACGTCGGCGGAGGCGGGGATCCTCGTCTACGAGCCGGCGGCCTCGCACGCGGTGAACATGTTCAAGCGGACACCCGCGCGGGCGTCCATGTCCCCGCTCGTCCAGATTCCCGGGATCCGAACGGGGACGATCTCGTATTGGATCGAGCTCAAGGGCTCGGGGACCACGGGCACGGCGCCCTCGTGGGGGACCGACCTGAAGGGCTGCGGGATGCGCGAGCTGAACATCGTGAACGCGACCCTGACCAGCGGGACGGGAACGTTTCAGCACGGGGAGTCGGTGATCATCGGGGCGGGTCCTACGGAGGCAGGGATCGTCTTCAAGGACACGGGTCCGAACCCAGCGTCGGTCTACCTCTGCGAGACGAACGACACGTTCGCGGATACCGACGCTCTCACCGGGCTCAGCTCGGGGGCGACGGGGACGATCAACGGGACCCCGACCGACTCGGGGATCTCCTACTGGCCCGACTCCTCGGCGGGTTCGGGCGACGGCTCGAGCTATACGATCGGTAGCTACGAGGATGGAATCCGGAAGCTCCTCCGAGGGGCCCGGGGTACGTGGGGGATCGAGGCGAACGTCGGGGAGCCGGCCTTCCTGACCTTCGAATGGCAGGGCGTCGAGGACGAGGTCGCGACCCTCGCGCTCCTCACGGGGATCACGTTCGAGGACGTGACGCCCCCGAAGTTCCAGAACGTCGGCTTCTCGATCAACGACGGATCGGCCTATTCGCCGGTCTTCGGGTCGTTCAGCATGGCGTTCAACAACGTGCTCGCCGCGCGGACGGACGCCAACTCGGTCGAGGGTGCCCTCTCGATCCGGATCACGGGTCGTGGCCCCTCGGGGTCCTACGATCCGGAGACCGTGATCATCGCGACGCACGACTTTTACAACAACTGGTTCAACGGCACGACGTACACCATGGGGTTCACCCTGGGGACGGTCGCCGGAAACAAGGTCGAGGTCTACGCCCCGACCGCGCAGTCGACGGCCGTCGGGGACGGGGATCGAACCGGGCTCGCGTTGTCGCCGGTGACCTACGGCCTGGCCGTGGACTCGATCAACTCGCCGGGTGACGACGAGATCGTGATCGTGCAGTGGGACGTCTAATCGGAGGTGGTGCTTGATCATCGTCAGCCGGGCACATCAGGTGCCCTACGTCATGGAGAACGAGCGGAAGCTGGACCCAGATAAGCGGAGCGTCTTCTACCTGCGGGCCCCTCGGGCGAGTGTAGTGGCCCGGATCCAGGATTCACAGTCGAGCATGACGAGCGAGGGTGGGTTCCTCTTTCGAACAGCGCAGGCAGCGCTCGAGATGGTTCAGGAGGGGCTTGCTCGTTGGGAGAACGTGAAGGACGAGCGAGGTCAGGACGTCCCGTTTATTGCGGAGGCGGACGGTCGCCCGTCGTCCGAGACCCTCGACCTGCTGCCCCCGGAGCGGGTCAAGGAGTTGGCTCGCGCGGTGGAGAACGTGGCCAAGCTGTCGGAGGACGAGGTAAAAAACTGAGGTTGGCGGTAGGGCTAGCGGAGCGGGTCCTGCCGATGGACTGCCGGCGGTGCCGGGCGAACCCGGAGCTCCGACGGGCGTGGGGTTGCGACGAGCCGACCCCGTACCCGTTCGCCACGTTGACGGTCGGGGACGAACGAATCGACCTGACCACCTGCCCGGTCAAGCTCGTGCGGAGGACCCCTCAGGTGCTACAGGCGCTCACGGCCTACCGTTGGTTGAATACCTACCGGCTTCCTCCCGACGCCGGGGGGTCCGCCGAGCAGACCGCGAGCTTCGCCGAGGCGGTGCAGGTGATCGAGGACGAGCGGGCCTCCATCGCGAGGTTACGAGGTAAGTAAGCATGGCGGACGCGAAGCTGGACATCGAGCTGCGGGCCAAGGACGAGGCCTCTCGAGCGATCCGAAACGTCGGCAAGGCGGGGGAGGAGACCGCTGAGAAGCTGAACCGTGGTTTGATCAAGTCCTTGATTGCGACGGGAATCAAGCTCGCGGCGATCATCGGAGCGGCCCGGCTAGCGGCGTCGGGGATCCGGGCGATCACGTCCGACTTCGGGTCGGCGGGCGACGAGCTAAACAAGCTCAGCGAAAAGCTCGGGGTCTCGGTCGAGGACCTCTCGGCGCTCAAGGGGGAGGCCGAGCTGGCGAGCATCCCCTTCGCGACCATGACGACCGGCGTTCGGTTCCTCGCCAAGAACCTCGTGGACTTTAAGCGAGGGGCGGGTGAAGCGAAGCTGGCGTTCGAGGACCTCGGGCTCTCGGCGTCGGACTTTGCTGGGCTCGGGATCCAGGACGTGATCGGTCTCTTAGCGGACCGGTTTGCGGAGTTGAAAGACGGTCCGGAGAAGACGGCCGCGGCGATGCGGATCTTCGGCCGGGCGGGCGCCGACCTGATCCCCTTCCTGAACCAGGGGTCGGAGGCGATCCGAGAGCAGCGGAAGGACATCGAGCGGCTCGGTGGGGTCCTGACGAAGGATCAGGCCCAGGCGGCGACGCTCTACGAGGACAGCATGACCCGGCTCACGATCGCGAGCCGGGGGCTTCGAGACGAGATCGGAAGCAAGGTCGTGCCGGTGATCACCGGCTTTACTGAGGGGCTTCTCTACCTGTTGCGCCCGGCCCAGGAAGTCGAGGAGGAGGTCGAGCGGATCGCGGAGCGGGTTCGGGGGTTCACGACCGACCTCCGATCCTTCTTGGACGCCGCGGCGACGGCTCGGTCTCAAGGGGACCTCGTCGCCGAGGTCGAGGCGGTCGATACGCTGGTGCAGGAGTACGAGCGGGCGCTGGAGCGGATGGAGGCCCTCAACACGAACCTGGTCTCGTTCCACGAGATCGCGGCCCAGGTGCCGGCGGACCAGGTCGAGGCGCTTCGGCAGCAGCTTGCCGAGATGGACGCGTTGACGGAGGTTCGAGGACCGGACGGTTTGACCCAGATCACCGTTTCACGGGCGGCAGCGTTCGAGGCTTTGCGAACGGTGCTCGGTCGGTTGGTGAAGCGCCAACGAGAGCTGCACGACGTGGAGATCCCAGAGCAGGAGGCCGCCGAGCAGGCTAAGGTTCTGGCTGAGGAGCGAGCGACGGCGCAGGAGAAGTTCAACGCCTCGCTCGCCGAAACGAAACAGAGCCTGCGGGACGAGATCGCCCTCATGAAGGTCGGAGAGGGCTCCCGCAAGGCGGCGAGGGTCGTGCTTCAGGCGCAGCGGGCGGCCCAGAAGCAGGGCGTCGAGTTGTCCAAGGAGGAGGCGGCGGAGCTGCTCCGGCTCGCTCAGGCCTTGGACCTGGTCTCTCGGGAACGTAAGAAGGCCGAGGTTACGCCCCCAGACCCGACGTTTTTGCAGGCGTTACGCGGCGAGCTCACCGAGATCAAGAAGGGACTGGACGACGTCGCACAACGGGGCCGTGAGGTCGCGCAGGACCTCGTCTACGCGCTCGGTTCCGCCCTCGACAACGGGTTCTTCAAGGTGATCGAAGGGGGTTTCGAGTCGACGCGTCGGCTCTTCAAGGAGTTGCTCGCCGACATCCTGAAGGGGTTCGCCCAGATCGCGGCCCGCCAGGCGACGGCGGGGCTGATCTCGGGCGCGATCGGCCTCGTGCCTGGGCTTGCTCAAGGTGGGATCGTGCCCGGGAACCTCAAGGCGACGGTCCCCGTTCACGCGTACCAGGGCGGCGGCGTGGCGACGTCGCCGCAGCTCGCGCTGTTCGGGGAGGGTGGTGGACCCGGCGAGGCCTTCATCCCGCTCGGACCGAACCGAAAGGTCGGCGTGGAGCTACGCGGTGAGGGCGGCGGGTCGGCGTCGAACGTAAACCTGACCTTGAACGTGCAGGCGCTCGACGCGCAGTCCTTCTCGACCTACCTGAACCGACCGCAGAACGTGGCGATGCTCAAGAACCTCGTCGTGAATGCCGTCAACTCGGATGACGGGTTCCATCGCGCGATCAACCGGAGGCGTTAGGGTGAGCGGTGCGGGCGTTCAGATCGTTCCTCCGAGCGGCGCGGTAACCGGTCCTCTGGCCGGACGTTCGGCGATGATCCATGTGGGGGACGGCGAGGTCTTCGCGCTCTTCAAGAAGTCGGACTCGACCCAGACCCTCATGCGTTCGGTGGACATCGGGGCGACCTGGGCGGTGGACGGATCCTCGGGTGACTGGCCCTGCCCCGCCTTCAACGCGCACTGCCTCGCGTGGGACCCGAACCTCGGGCAGCTCTACGTGGTGCGGATCGTGTCGGGGATCATCGGTTGGCGTCGTCGAACGGCGGCCGGTACCTGGTCGAACCTCACGGTCATGGACAGCGGGGCCTCCGACAGCCTGGCCAACGTCATGGACGCGCGGATCACGTCGACGGGCTACCTCCGGGCGTGCTACTATGCCTCGACGACCGGGACGCACCACCTCTGGTACTGGGCGGACGGTGGGTCGGAGACGAACGAGACGATCACGACCGACGGGGGCGCGTATGGAACGGCGGGCTTCGGGGCGATCGCGATCTGCCTCACGTCCGACGACACCCCGCACGTGCTCTTCTACGGGGCGGCGTCGTCGGCGCGATCGAACCTCAACACGATCTGGCATACGTACCGGACGGGCGGCGCGTGGACGACCCCGGTGGCGATCAAGACCGACGTCGCGGACGACCACGGAAGCGACGGGTTTCGGCCGGTGGTCGGGCCGAGCGACAACGTCCTGGTGCCGTTCACGGCGAGGGATGGGAGCGGGAACGATCGGATCTACCTTTCGGAGTGGGACGGGGCGAGCTGGACGAACTACCTCGTCGATGCCGAGTGGGAGCCGGGCAACACGGAGCAGGTGGTCGCGGGGATCGACAAGGACGGGGTCACCTGGGTCGCGACGAACGGTCAGGTCGACAGCGTGCTGCTCAACAAGGCGCAGGTCTACGTTTGGAAGCGGCTCCCCGGCTCGAGCACGTTCACGCGGGAGCGGATCAACGCCGTGGACCGGGACGTCGGGACGGCGGTCACGGTGGCCTGGTCCTCGGGGGCGGACGTGGCGGGCGGATCGACCTTGCACCCTTTGACGGGGGCGTTCTTCTACGTCTACGCCGACTGGAACGACAGCACGGGGAAGTATTGGTTCGTGAGGTCGGACGGGCTGGCCTGGGACTACCCCGAGCCGGCGCCGAGCTGCGACGCGGAGCCGAGCCGGTCGTCCGTGACGTTCGACGACGAGGGCTCGAGCGAGGTCACGTTCGGATACACCCCCGACCTGGTCTTCTCCGTCGAGGAGCGGTTTACCACGAACGAGCTGCGGACGGAGCGGGGCTACGTGATCACGCACCCTCGGCAGCCGGCGACCCGTCGGATCTGGCGGTTGATCTTCAAGCACCGGAGCAAGGCCGACCGGGACGGGATCCTGGCCGACGTGGAGACGCTCGACGCGGCGCGAGGGGTCCTCACGTTCACGGAGCCCGTCTCGGAGGCCTCGATCACGTCGTCCGTGCTCGGCTCGTCGGTCAAGGCGGTCAAGGTCAACCCGGGGGTCTACACGATCTCCCTGGACGTGGTGGAGCTGGTCAACGTTTCGTGAGGTGGGGCCGTGGCGCGTAGCTTGACGACGGACCTGGTGGCGGAGAAGAACAAGCTCCACGCGACCTCGCCGTGGATCTGGCTCGTCGAGCTGGCGGTCTCCGACGCCGAGGCGATCCGGCTCGCGGCGTACCAGCAGAACGTGACCTTCGCCGGGGACCTCTACTACGCTTTTCCCTTTACGGTCGGGGCGGTCCGGCAGAGCGCCGAGGGGCAGACCCCGAGCGTGAGCCTGACGGTGCCCAACGTGACGCGCGAGGTCCAGGTGCTCCTCGACGCGAACGCCGGCCTGACGCGCAAGAAGCTCTGGCTCCGGCTCGTCCACGCCGACTACCTCGCGGACGGGGACGCGAAGATCGAGGACTGGTTCACGGTGCAGCAGGCGGTCGCGACGGCCGAGGCGGTGGCGTTTACGCTCGGCCGGACCGACCTGACGACGACCCAGGTTCCGAAACGGCGTTATATCCGGGGCTACTGCTCCCACGTCTACGAGGGGGACGCTTGCGGGTACACGTCGGGTCTGCTCGCGTCCTGCGACCACACGCTCAACGGCCTGCGAGGGTGCGTCGTCCACGGGGACGGTGACGTCGCGGTCGGTTACGCTCGGAAGCATCCCCGGAGGTACGGAGGCTTCCCCAACATCGCGAAGCAGCGAAACTAGAAAGGTAGGTAGACATGTTCGTGCGGATTATCTGGAAGGCGGCGACGAACGGGGAACAGTCCCAAACCCTCTTCGAATGCTCGCAGATTTGTGAGGTCCGGGGGGAGGACCCTTCAAAGTTGACCCTTATGCTTGGCGAAGCCGGGACGGAAATTCCCATCGATAAGAGCGAGGACGGTGACGCGGACGGGGTCTTCGTCATGAACAACGAGGGAAGGACCATCGACTGCATCTTTCGACGAGCCTAGAAAGGAGGTGACCCACGGCGGATAACGGTAACGTTTTTCCCCTGACGTAGTGACGCCCGGTGGCCTAAACTTGGTCACCGGGCGATGATCAAATCGACCCTTATTAGTGAATCGACGACGAGATGGACCTGGACGCGATGAAGGACGAGCTGCTCGGGACCCCGTTCGAGGACCACGGACGGGGCTCGACGCTCGACTGCACCGGGCTCGCGCTCGAGCTCTGGCGGGCCGGGGGCGTAGAGCTGCCGGATCCGGTTACCTCCAGCAAGGCCGTCGAGGCGCTCGCGTCGACGTCCGAACTCGTCCAGGAGGTTCCCCGGCCGGAGCCCGGTTGCTTGGTCGTGATCGAGACTATCCGAGGCACCACGGACCACGTGGGCGTGCTCCTGGGCGAGGGGCTCGTCGGGCACGCGGCCCGAGGCGTCGGGGCGGTACGAACGCAGCTCC